CAGAGCTGTGGGGTTGCCTGATGGTTGGTCGGAAGTATTACTGTTCCAAGACAATCAAGTTTAGAGATGGTCCTGAACAGACTGTTTCTGAACTGGGATTTGTCCAGTATGCTACCGGACAGCCAATGGGTGCGCTCAGTTCATGGGCGATGCTGGCATTTCTTCACCATGCAATCGTTCAGTGGTCCGCCTTCAGGGCGGGCGTACTTACCGCTACTAAACCATGGTACGAGGGCTACGCCGTCTTGGGAGACGACGTAGTCATAGCGCGTGACTGTGTAGCCAAACAATACGCTGGAATCATGAAGTCGTTAGATGTCGGGATCGGGGACCACAAGTCTCTGATTTCAACATCAGGCTCAACATTGGAATTTGCGAAACGAACATTCCGTCATGGAGTGAACGTCTCAATGGTTCCATTTGCTGAGTTTGTGGTAGGCCGGCAATCACTTGCTGGTCTATTGGAGCTCGTGCGTAAATACTCATTATCATTCGGGCAGATGCTATCTGTCCTAGGGTATGGGTATCGCGCAAAAGCTTCAGCATCAAAACGATTATTCTCGCTTCCGAAACGGTTGCGTAACTACATTGTCACGTTCTACGGTCCCGGGGGGCCTGGTTACACAGGTCTAAAAGGTTGGTTACCCTTAAAATCGGTAACTAGTCTATATAAGACCTCCGTGACTAGGGTTACCGGTCTTTGTAGATTATTCTTCGAGAAGGAGGTAAAACTCATTCTCGAATACCTAGACTCTTATGCTGAGCTAATAGCTACGGCTAAGAGGTTAGGGACGGTCTACAGAGATCGGGAGCATTATGGCACGACACCACGAGACGCTTCACGGGCATCGTCACATCCAGGGATTGAAGCCACTACACCTAGTGAGGTGGTGGATTCCTTGAATGAGACGGTATACCGGGAATGTTTCTTGGATGTGGTCATAACCGCTCGGGACCTTCGTACTAAGCTAGAGGAAATCTTATTGCCTCAGACAACCGAGGAAACGAAGACAATAGTAGAGGAGGTCTTCTGTCCACCCGAAGGGTGGTATACTGTGGATGGGCAGTGGTTTCGACCGCAGACTTTAGAAGAGTATAATGCTCGACTAGAGGCTGCTTACGAGCCAGACTCGAAAGGCACGGTCATTACGGAAGACGGGGTGGTTCCACATCCTGATCTCGATCTCAGAGCCCTCTATTTAGAGCACCTTAAGGCAACTGTGTTGCCTGAGTGGCATTCTGAATATGACAATGAGAAAGATTTCAACGAGTGGGTCTCCGCTTCAATCCGTAAGGGCCGTCTGTCCACACCTAGTGTACAACCCCGTGTCCCGTTCGTCCTAGCGACTGAGGTTCCGACCTCAGCCCCTGGAGTTCCAGTGGCCCCGCCAGTGGAATATCGAACTCGGACTGTACAGATTGCGAAACCGCTTAGATCTTCGCTCCCTGGCTGTTCCCTTGACTGGGAGAGCCTTGAGAACCTTTGGACCCAGTTCCGAGAAATCGAAACTAAGTTCGCGGCGCTACCATTTCCACGTAACATCCAGACTCGGGTGTCAGAGGGTAAACCTCCGACATCGGAATCTAAGATGTTAAAGCGATGGTATCGTTACTCTAGTACGTTTAGGGCAACTGTTGACCCAGTCAACAATTCTTAGGACTATATGGAGGAAGGAGAGGGACTCTTCTTCTGCGGTATCTTGAGCTCGGCTTTGAAGCTGACTGTCAAACCAGGG